GTAGCACTGGGGATAAATATATTAAGTTTATTAACAGGGAAATCATATGACAGCCGTAAGCGCAATCGTTTTTAGCACAATTAATGAAAATTTTCCTACTGCTGGACAAGACAATGATAGTCAAGGCTTTAGGGACAATTTTGCTAGAATTAAGACAGCTTTGAGCACAGCTCAAACTGAAATCACATATCTAAATTCTAATGCTGTAGATAAAACAGCAAACAATGATATGGGCAACAACACCTTAAGTAACTTGATTTTAAAAAATCATGGTGTTAGAAGCAGTCCAGATCTAAATACCGCAGGTACAGTTAACGTAATCACCTTTAGTGATTTTCAATATAAAAAATATTCTGTTAATAATACATCAAATACCTTTCAAGTTGATAACTGGCCCGTAGCTTGTTATGCTGAAATTAGACTTGAAATTATCTCAGCATCTGGGACTAAACGAGTGCAATTCCAAAAAGGTGTTATTAATAACAGTTTAGGTAGTCCTACTCAATATTTGCATCTAGGACAAGGATTTGGTAATAACAATTACGTTGACTGTCAAAGAGAAGTGAATAGTAAACTTCAAAGATATGTATTTAAAATATCTAGTCCGGATGGTGGAATTAACACATTTGTTGATTTAGAAGGTGTCTATCAACAACAGGCATAATAATGCACCCTCTTCAAATTGACTTAACACAGATCTCTGATAATGACTTAGAAGATAGAATCAGAGATCTTACTAAAAAATATACTACCGTACTACAGGTAAGTCCTTCAGCAAGTACGCAACTATTGATGCTCCTTGAAGATTATAAAATTGAAAAAGAAATGAGAGAGCAAAGAAAAATAGAAGCAATGAACAAAGATCTAGGCAAAGATCTTGATGATCTAATCAATATTGGTTGACATTTCACATAAACTATACTAAAATACGTGTATGCGTGTGAATCAGTATGGACAAGTGATTAGATCTGAAAAGGAAGTAATTGATATTCTTTTTCAAAATCCTAATTTAGATATATCATCTATTGATTTCGACAACTCTAATGTTGTTGAAAAATTCAATAATTCCTCTGCTGCCTGCGATATAAAAATTAAAATTAGAAAAAATCAAGATATAGACATTGATGTTGCTAATTTTGATAAACTATATCAAAATCAATGGTTAATTCCAGATGAAATATCAAATTTTGATATCGAAACTTGGCTTTATGAGCAATGTAAAACAGAAAAAGAATTTTTTAGAGTAAAGGAAGAGTTGGAATTATATCACCATTTCAAACTTCGTCAAATTCTTGTAATTTCAAAATATTTGGTAGACACTTTTAGAAAAAATCAATTGGTTTGGGGAGTAGGCAGAGGTAGTAGTGTTGCCAGTTATTGTTTGTATCTAATAGGTTTACATAAAATAAACAGTCTAGAATATAATTTAGACGTCGCCGAGTTTCTAAAATAAGTATAAGACAAGGAGAAAATCATGGCAGAAAGAAAGATTTATAAAACAATGCAGGGAAGAGAAATTGACTTCGATAGTTTAAGATTGTCTAATGAACTCGTCCCTGCTGTAGGTAATATGCGTGTAAATGCTCGAGGAGATGAAATTCGTCCCAATGGGGAAATTGTGCGTACTAGGGATGAGATTGCAGAAACAAAAACTCAAATAGAAATTAAGCAGATACAAGAAACTGAGTTTAGTGAAGATTTTGGTCCAGAACCAGAAATTACTCCAGAGCAAGCTCAAGAAATTTTGTCTAAGAAAAAGAAAACTCAGGAGAAATAAATGACAACTATCAAAGGTCAGTTAAGACCGTTGCGTGACAAGGTAATTGTTACTGATATGAATTTTGGTGAATCTAAAACCAAAAGTGGTATAGTTCTAACCAGTGATGACGGTAAAAGCAGTGGACTACATGCAAGATGGTGTCGAGTTCTTTTCATTGGAGAGGAACAAAAAGACGTTAAAGTAGGACAATGGTTATTGGTCCAACATGGACGCTGGACTCGTGCTATGGCATACGAAAATGATCAAGGAGAAGAAATTAAAATACACATGGTTGATTTAGAGGGTATACTGTTAGTCAGTGACGAAAAACCAGATGAAGATGCACATAGGGTAAAAATTGGTGCTATGAATTTTAACATTCCAGGATAAAAATGACAAATCCTTTTAGAGATCAAGAAAAATTTATGACTGCATGTGATCAAAGTGTCACAGACTTCAACTCTGAGCAATTTAAACTTTACATTAAACTGATTGAAGAGGAATATAAAGAGTTGGTAGAAGCAGTCAATAATGCAGATAATAAAGAAGCATTAGATGCATTAGTTGATATTTTAGTTGTAACTATTGGTGCTATCCATAGCATGGGCGCAGATGGCGAAGGTGCATGGAAAGAAGTCATGCGCACAAACTTTGCTAAGATTGATAAAGAGACAGGCAAAGTTCGAAAACGTGAGGACGGTAAGGTTTTGAAACCTGTTGGATGGCGTCCTCCAGAACTAGGTCAATTCTTGACCAAATAACACAAAGGGACTTGACAGTCCCTTTAATTTTCTGTATAATAAGAATAAAATAGGAGATTCTCCATGAATAACGACTTACAAAAAGAAATAGATTTAGCTGAAGATTTAAAAGTCAAACTTGACGAAATTGAAGGCAAGAAAACAAGAAGAACAAGAAAATCCAAAGCAGACCAAAAGGTTATTACTCCCTACGATAAACTTGTAGATAACAGCTTTATAACTCAACTTGATTCTACAAAAAAGAAAGTTGATGAAATAGAAAAATCCTCAATAGAAACGGTAGTGGCAGATATGCCAGACCCCACCAAACACAAATATATTAGTTTTGTTAAGAGTGGATTTAGAATTTTAGCAGGTGTTGCTCTGTGCTTTGGTGATTTTGTACTAGCAGGCGCTTTATTGATTGTTGCAGAATTTTTGGGCATTGCCGAAGAAATGGTATGATGTCCAATAGACTTGAAGAACTGTATGTAAAACAGTTAAAATTTACGGACGACTTGTGTGCTGATTACAAACCTATGGAAGTGGCCGCAATACTAATGGCACAGGCTTTGAGCATTTATCGTAGCGGGTTATCTGAAGAAGAATATAATTCAATGGTAGATACTATTAGTTCTAGTCGAGAACAAGTTAAAACATTTGATAAGGTAGTAATACAATGAAAGATTTATGGGTAGAGAAGTATCGTCCTAAAACTGTTGACGGCTATGTTTTTAGAGATGAGGGTCAACGTAAGCAAGTTCAATCTTGGATTAAAGAAGGGAGTATCCCACATCTTTTATTGAGTGGTAGTCCAGGTATTGGTAAAACAACATTAGCCAAGTTACTGCTCAACGAACTTGAAATTCCTGATTATGATGTGTTAGAAATTAACGCATCTAGAGAACGAGGAATTGGTGAAGTGCGTGATCGTATCACCAACTTTATTAGCATGATGCCATTTGGGCCTTTTAAGGTTGTGCTATTAGATGAAGCTGACATGTTAACTCCAGAAGCTCAGGCAGCTATGCGCGGAGTTATGGAAGAATATGCAAGCACCAGTCGTTTTATTCTAACTTGCAATCATCCTAATCAAATTATTCCTGCTATTCATAGTCGTTGCCAACAGTTTCACTTTGAAAAAATTGATCAAACAGAGTTTACCGCAAGAGCGGCAACAATACTTGTTGAAGAAAACGTTGAGTTTGACCTTGACACATTAGACACATACGTAAAAGTTACATATCCTGATCTGCGTAAGTGTATAAACTTAGTACAGCAAAATTGCAGAGATAATAAACTAGTTGCTCCAAATAATAATGACACTGGTATGCAGGACTGGAAAATTAAAATGGTGGAGCTATTTAAAACAGGAAGAATCGCTGACGCACGTAAACTAATATGTTCAAGTGCTAGACCAGAAGAATTGGAAGGTGTGTTCCGTTGGATGTATGACAACCTAGAAGTTTTTAGTAAAGATGAAGAAGTTCAAGATCAAGCAGTATTAATAATCAAACAAGGACTAGTAGATCATACCTTGATTGCAGATCCCGAAATTAACCTAAGTGCAACGCTAATCAAACTGGCTAGATTATCATGACATTTTTAGTGACAGAAAACTGTATCAAATGTAAATTTACAGACTGTGTAGCAGTCTGTCCCGTTGACTGTTTTCACGAAGGTCCTAACTTTTTGGCTATTAATCCAGATGAGTGTATTGATTGCGGAGTATGTGTTCCTGAATGTCCAGCCAATGCTATAGTTGCAGACAATGACGCAACAGTAGATATTCCATTTTGGCGTGATATGAATAAAAAATTGAGCAGTCAGTGGCCTGTTATTACAAGAAAGAAAGATCCTCTACCTGATGCAGATCAATGGAATGGAACTCCAAATAAAATTAATTTATTAGAGCCATAATGAGTAACTCTGCTAAAGGCAAAGACAGTTATGATTCAAAAATAGGGGATTCAGTTATCCCCTTTTTTAATCGAAATATAACACCTTATCCAACAGAAGTAGGTGCACCTAGTTTTGATTTGATTCCAGTGTCTAAACAAAAAGACATAATGATTAATCATGCTAGAATGTATGCACAACAGGAATATAATAGGATAATGGAATTAGTTGCTGTACTGCAAAAACAAGCAGAGGGAATTAAAAGAAGATTAGATGTCACTGATGCTGTTCATGCCGCAGAGTACCAATTTCAAATTGTTATGGGAAACTGTTATTGGTTAGTATGGGATACTAGGCATGAAAAAACTCTATTAGTACATAATGGACCAAATGGGTGGAGTACAGGAGCTCCAGAAAACTATGTATATCAAACATGTGTCAAATACATGGGTGATCATACTTGGTTAGAAGTAGACGAGGAAGGTAACCCTAAAGAATAGAAAAGGGGCAATGCCCCTTTTCTTATTGCGTGTCTCCGTAAAGTGCTAAAATTTCTTTTACAGCATCATGCCTTTCGATATCTTTAACGTTAAACTCAACTAAATCTACGGCTCTATGGGTGTTAGTAGATTTGTATTTTTCAATAAAGTCAACTAGGCCGTTAGCTGTGGGACGGTCGGCTTGTTGCAGGTCGCCGGTGACCGCCATCTTGCTATTTTCCCCAAGTCTTGTGAGCAACATCTTCATCTGACTTGGCGTTGCGTTTTGCATTTCGTCAGCAATAATAAAACTGTTTTTGAAAGTCCTCCCTCTCATATAGGCTAATGGACTGATTTCTAAAATTCCGTCTTCCATCATTCCTGCAATTTCTTGCGGTGTATAATGTTCTTCAAAGACATCAAAAATAGGTCTCGTCCACGGGGCCATTTTTTCGTTTAATGTACCAGGTAAGAATCCGTGCTCTTCGTCCACACTAACTGCTGGGCGTGTTATGACTATCTTTTCGACAGTTCCTTCTTGCAATGATTTAATAGCCATTTGCACACCCAATAGAGTTTTACCCGTTCCCGCAGGACCAATAGCAAACACTATATATTTTCGGGGATTTTTGAGCAGTTCTAAGTAAGTTTCCTGCGATAAATTGCGAGGAACTATATGAACCTGACGTTTTTTGTGCTGAAATTTCTTAATCTCAATGAGATTACTGTTTTGTGAACTACTACGTTCACGCTGTTTCGCTCTTGACAATGAACACCTCCTTGTAAATCGCGACCTGCAATTATATTTAAGGGGCTTGGAAAAAACCTAGCTCATATACCCAAATTTTTTGCTAAATATCATTGAGGACTAAAAAATGCTAGATATCATCGACGTAATTAAGAACACAAAAGAGGTCTACGGGGCAAATAGCAGTATCAGCATCTTGAAAGATTTTGAGAGAGTGCTAGATGAGCTTGATTTGTACGTATTTGAAAACTGGGAAGACGGTGAGCTTGTAGAAGGGCCAATCGTTAATAGATATACAGTTGAATGCTCATTCATGTGGCCGCACGACAAGATGCCTAATCCTGATGGGGGCAAGCGCCTTTTAGATTACGATTGTAAGGTTTTATATAGAAAAGATAAATTATTAAAACCTAGAAAAGTTTTGAAACCTGACGATTACAGACCAGGGAGTAAAAAAGGAAAAATTGACGAACATCAAGTTTGGGTCGTAACAATACTAATGCCTAAAAAATTAATGCAAGACATCTATCAAGGCTACGTCAAGAAAGAAAATGATAAAATGGCAGATGATATGCGTATGCAATCCTCAACAATGGGAGAAGCAATGCCTGATGCCAACGTAGAACAAAATGCGGAGATACAGCCAAATGCCTAATCAACTTAACGAAGGCTTGAAGGCCAAAGATTTAGAACATTTTGTTAATGACACGTTTCTGGTTGACACTTACAAAAGTAAGATGGGCGAAGATAAAGACGTATCAGTTATAAGTTTCAAAGTTAAGGATCGACTACCTGCATTAGATTTGATGGAATTTATTGAAAGAGGTTACGGGTTTGTTTTAGATGCTGATATAAGTAGCGGTGAAGAAGCAGATGGCAAGTACAGCGTTTTCGTTGAAATTGAACGTGATCATAAACTAGCAGAAAGAATTGAAGAGATCATTAAGGGCGTCACCAAACTAACTGGTATTGATGATTGGCGTTTTAGATATCATAAAGAATGGCAAGGAAAAAACTATAGCATGGAAGCAGTCAGCGAGACTGTTCCTTCAACACCAGAAGCATACATGTCATTTTTACAAGAATCTAAAAATGAAGAGGTAAAAAGTTTTTTGAGCGATGTACTCTATGATGATATTGTTTTTGAAAATAATGTCATGACACTACACAGACCATTTGTTGATGGTTTGAAATTTGAAATTCGTAACATCGGTGATTACAAAACAGTTATGAATGAGAGCAATGCAGATATTAAACTAGACGAGCAATCAAATGCTCAGACTGTATTTTTAAGTAAAATTTTCAAAAATTATGAAGTGGTTAAATTGGGAGAAAATTTTATGATTAGAAGAAACGATCAGTCTATTCTAGTTAAACCATTATGAGGGCGAAAAATGAGTTTTACATTTGATTTTAGAAAAGAACAGTTAGCACAAATTATTCCAGGTAACCCGTATCTAGATCATTGGTTCCATGCGTTAGAAGAAATATTACCAGAATACGAAATTAATACTCCACAACGTGTGGCAGCTTTCTTAGCACAGTGCGCTCATGAATCAGGCGGATTCCGTGCTTTGAAAGAAAATTTAAATTATAAAGCCGCAACATTACGTAAAATTTTTCCTAAATATTTTCCAGATGATGCAACTGCAAATTACTATGCAAGTCTCCCAAACAAACAGGAAGCTATTGCCAATAAAGTTTATGCAAGTCGTATGGGCAACGGTGATGAACGCAGTGGTGACGGTTACCGTTACTGCGGTAGAGGTCTGATACAATTAACTGGTAAAGATAACTACACCTGGTTTGCTGCCAGTTTAGAAATTCCAGTAGAAGAAGCCGCCGAATATCTACAAACATTTGAAGGTGCTGTACAAAGTGCTTGCTGGTTTTGGGAAACTAATAATTTAAATGTTCAAGCAGACGCTGGAGATATTAAATTAATGACTAAAAAAATTAACGGTGGCTACATTGGATTAGACGACCGTATCAAGCATTACAATCACGCATTACACGTTTTTGGGGCACACTAATATGTGGCAATTTCAGTGGATACTAAGTTTGATCCCAGACAGTATTTTTGTCTGGATTACTTATGTCTTAATGATTATTGGCTTTGGTCTATATGTGGCTAGTAAATTAGTCAAATGGATTCCGTTAATGGGCCAATATAAATTACCAGCAGAATTAATTGGTGTTCTTGTATTGCTTGCAGGTGTATATTTGTTTGGTGGTTATGGTGTAGAAATGAGTTGGAGAGAAAAAGTAAAGCAATTACAAGATCAATTAAAAATTGCTGAAGAAAAGAGTGCGCAAGTTAACACCGTAATAAAAGAAAAAATTGTATACAAAACTAAGGTAATCAAAGAAAAAGAAGTTCAGTATATTGATAGGATTAAAGAAGTAGAAAAAATCATTGATGCTAAATGCGAGGTAGATCCAGTGGCTATAGATATACTAAACAAGGCAGCAAGTGATCCTAATAAAGAAGAGAAGTTAGAAACTAAAACAGGAGAAACAAAATGAAATATTTGCTTGTATCTCTCCTATTTTTAACAGGTTGTTCTACTACTGTTCCTGTTACAATGAAATTTCCCAGTGTACCCCCAGAACTTGCAGAAGCGTGTCCTGATCTTGATAAGACGCCAGAAGGAACTACGCAGTTAAGTAAAACACTAGAAGTTGTGGTTAAAAACTACAGTAAGTATCATCAATGCAAAGCCAAGGTTGATGCTTGGAACGAGTGGTACCAGGAAAATAAGAAAATTTACGATTCAATTAAATAGTAGCATATAAAGGAGCGCCAAATGGCATTACACGATACCATTTTAAAATTAATCAATAAAGACCCTAAGGAAGCAGACGCACCAAAGCCGCCAGCAGGTAGCCGTAGTGAACGTGAAGCAAAAATCAAAGACAAAGCAGGTATGGTAATTTCTGTATTCGCATTGTTTTTAGCCGTAAACAGTTGGTATGGCGGTAAGCTATCCAGCACAGTATTAAACAATACACTAGGTGCCAATAATGCTTGGGCACAATATCAAGCAAAGAATAATCGTTTAGTCAGTTATGAGATTGCCAGCAAGACAACCAGCGATCCTAAACTACGTGCAGAGTTTAAAGCAGAAGCAGAACGTATGGACAGTGACAAGAAAGAAATCGCTGTTAATGCACGTAAAATGGAGCATGATCGTGAGGTAGCTAAAAAATCTAGTCCATGGATAGGCTATGCTAGTACAGCATATCAGTTAGCCATCGTAGTATTATCCGCAAGTATTCTTGCTGTTAGTATGGCAATGTTTTGGGCAAGTTTTGGGGTAGCAGGTGTAGGCCTAGTTTTAAGCCTAAATGGCTTATTCCTTTGGTTCTAAATAATTAAGTTAGGAGCGGATTATGCCAACAGCGGAAGAATATGCAAAAATGAGTGATGCAGAAAAGAAAAAAGAAGATTGGATGAATGCTAAATGGCGTCCTATGATGGGATGGATGTATATGCTAGTCTGTACCATGGACATGGTAGTATTTCCAATTCTATGGAGTTTATTACAAACAATGACTCATACACAAATTACACAATGGCAACCATTGACATTACAAGGTGCTGGTCTATTCCACATCGCAATGGGTGCTGTATTAGGTATTGCGGCATTTGGACGTACACAAGAAAAATTAAATGGAGCAAATAATGGTGGCGCACAACCAGTGGCAACAAGTAGCCCTTCAACATTTAGCCCTACTACGGCAGCACCAAGCAGTTTCGGCGCACCAGCTACGCCAAGTTTCGGAACACCAAGTGCCCCAAGTAGCTTTGGCGGAGGCAGCTTTGGAAGCGTACCTAGTAAACCTGCAACACCAACGTACAGTGCTCCAACAACGGTAATGACCAGTAGCAGTGGTAAACCAATGCCAGTACAACCTGATCAACCAGAACTCTAAAGGAGAGTAATTATGTTAGAAACAATTTTTTGGCTAGCATTAGGAGCATTTATTGGTTGGAATTTTCCTCAACCAGAATTTGCAAAAACAATACAAGCCAAAGTTATGGCTATGTTTAAAAACAAGGAGATGTCATGAAAAAATTAGCATCATTGTTAGTAGCAGTGGCATTTGCCATGCCAGTAATGGCGGCAGACACCCCTGCAAAACCAGAAACTAAAAAAGTTTGCGTAATGCAAAAAGACGCTAAAACTGGAAAAGAAAAAGAAGTTTGTAAAAATGTAAAAATCCACAAAAAACATGATGGCACAAAACCAGAAGATGTTAAAAAAGCTGAGCCAGCCAAGGCTGCTCCAGCAAAAAAGGATCAAGCTAAAAAATGAAAAAAATCCTTATTGCCGTTACCATTGTTAGTTTAACAGGTTGTGCAAGTATTAAGGAAATGATTCCTAGCTTCTCTGATCCAAATCAATCTTCTAAAATTATTGATGTAAGACAAAGTGTGGAGCAATTAGATTGCAAACAACCTCATGCCCCACAAGTTAAGCGCATTAAAGACAATTTAGAATGGTTTGAATTATATTCAGTGAGCAAGGGTTGGCGTCAAAATGATGTATTAAAGTTAGTCAAACCAATGCAAGAAACTGTTGATGATTTTTACAAACGTAGTACTGGAGATAAACAAGGCTCTGATGCATATTGTGAAATCAAAAAGAAAGTCATGAAAGTTCAAGCAGAAAAGGCCGCAACAGCAATATTGGGGAGATTTTAAATGATTAACGATCTATTTGCATTATCACAAGACAATGGCCCAATTGGTGAAAGAGCTAGGATTGCTTTACAACTAACTGAGCAATTTAATAGACAAGAAATTAGCACTGAGGAATATCAAGAATTGATGAGAGATTTGACTCGCTTGGACGAAGTTACCGAGCAATCAAGTTCTATCGAAATGAAAACCATGTTAGTTTCTGCAATCTATGTAGTTGCTCAATTAGCATAACAGAAGTGTCTCAACTTTCAAAAGGCAGCTTGACAGTTGCCTTTCTTTGTTATATAATAATGCTATGAAAGATTATTATGGAATATTGGGCGTACCAAAAACAGCAACACAGGATGATATAAAAAAGGCCTTTAGAAAAATGGCTATGAAGCACCATCCTGATCGTGGTGGCGACCAAACTAAATTTAAAGAAATAAACGAAGCTCACGATATATTGAGCGATAATGAAAAACGTATGATGGTGGATCAAGGTATTGATCCACTCAATCCTAACCAACGACAAGGACAAAACTTCCATGGGGGAGGTAGTCCTTTTGAATTTCATTTTGGCGGTCATCCGCATATGGATGATATCCTGCGTGGTTTTGGATTTAACTTTGGTGGACCGCAATGGGGTCAACAAGCTCCAAGAAAAAACAAATCCCTCAATATCAATCTAAACATTAGTTTAGAAGAAGCATATACTGGAACTAGTAAAGAGTTAGAACTTACCTATCCTGGCAATAACATTAGATCTATTAAAATAGAAATTCCAAAAGGTGTAGACAACGGTGTAACTATTAGATACGAGGGTATGGGCGATCGCTCTAATCCTAACATACCTGCTGGTGACTTATTGGTAAACATCAATGTTATGCCACATCCGGCGTTCGCTAGAGAAGGAATGAATCTTTTAAGAGATGTTATGGTTGACTGTTTTTCTGCTATCACTGGCTCTAGTGTTGCCTTTGTTACTTTAGATGGTAGAAGACTAGAAGTAACTATTCCAGCTGGAGTTCAACCAGGAACTACACTAGGCCTAAAAAATGAAGGTATGAAAGATAATAAGGGAAATGTAGGTAAATTGTATGTTAGGGTCAATATACAGATTCCTACTCATTTATCAACTGAAGTACTTGAATTAGTTGAACAAATAAAGAATAAAATTTAAATACTAATATGGCACTAACAATCGTAAAATATCCGGATCCAATACTAGACGAAGTCATGCCAGATTTTGACTTTGAAAATCCAATAATGGATCCTAAAGAATTAGAAATTGACATGTTGGCATGTATGTTTGCCAATAATGGAATTGGTTTGGCAGCACCTCAGGTAGGAATTAGAACTAGGGTGTTTACCATGGGGCATGTTTCTATGCCTGAAAATAGTTTTGCAGTATTCAATCCAGTTATTGTTGATTGTAGCACTGATTTACGTATGTTAGAAGAAGGGTGTTTGAGCTTTCCTGGAGTATATGCAAATGTTAAAAGACCTTCATGGATAGTTGCCGAATACTTTGATAAAAATGGAGAAAAGAAAACAGATAGACTTGAAGGATATAACTGTGTTTGTTTCTTACATGAAATGGACCATTTGAATGGGGTAGTTTTTAAGGACAGGCTTAGTCAATTAAAATGGGCTTTAGCTATTAAAAAATCAAAGAAGGTAAAACACTATGCTTGAACCAAACGAAGAATTAGAACAAATTTTTGAAAACGCTGTACTAACAGCTATAAACCATAAGCACCAATACATCACGCTAGAGCATTTTTTATACAGTATGGTTAGAGACGGTAGCTTTAGTCGTATCCTTAGTGACTACGGAACAAAAGTTGACGACCTTGTGTCAAAATTAGAAAACTATATTAATAATGAACTTGTAAGTATTGTTGACAACAATCTCAACTCTCGCCCAAAAAAGACTAATAGTGTAGAAAGGATGTTGAATAGAGCCTTTACACAAACGCTATTTGCAGGTAGAACTACTATTGAACCTTTGGATTGTTTCCTAAGTATTCTGCACGAAAAAAAGAGTCATGCGGCTTTTTATCTGCGCAGTGCTGGTATTGAAAAAGACAAGTTCATTGAATATTTGAACAAAGAAAACTTAAATCAACTGAACGAAGAAACTGAAAACGTTCCAGAAAATAAACTAGAAGCTATTATTAATAATTTTTGTACTAACCTAAATAATAAAGTTAAACAAAAACAAATTGATCCGGTTATTGGGAGAGACAAAGAAATTGAAGAAATGCAATTAGTGTTGGCTAGAAGGCATAAAGCCAACGTCATGCTGATTGGTGATCCTGGTGTAGGTAAAACTGCACTAGCAGAGGGTCTTGCACGTAAGATCGTTGAAGGCAATGTTCCTAAATTCATCCAAGATCATACTGTTTATACATTGGACATTAGTTCGTTACTTGCAGGATCTAAGTATCGTGGCGATTTTGAAGAACGTTTAAAGACTGTTCTTACTGCTATTCAGAAACGTAAAAAAGCAATTTTGTTTATTGACGAAGCTCACATGATGAATGGTGCAGGTGCTAGTAGTGGACAGAGCAATGATATGGCAAATATGTTAAAGCCTGCTCTTGCCAAAGGCGGATTTAAAGTTATTGCCAGCACTACATGGGAAGAATATCGCAAGCACTTTGAAAAAGATCGTGCATTGATGCGTCGTTTCCAACGTGTAACGATTGGTGAACCAGATGAAGAAACTTCAATTAAGATTCTCAAAGGATTACGCAAGTACTATGAAAAACATCACGGCGTGAAGATCACTAATCAAGCTATTGTTGATAGTGTAAAATATAGTATCAAATACATGAGTGATAAAAAACTACCAGACAAAGCTATTGATTTAATTGACTGTGCATCGGCACGTTTTAAAATTAGAGATGAAGAAAATGGCATCGTTGATCACGACGAAATTGTTTTTGAAGTAGCAAAAATCACTGGTCTTCCTTTAGAACAAATTGCCGCGAAAGAAACAAAAGTGTTGACTGATTTAGAAACAACAATTAAGTCCGAAGTTTTTGGTCAAGACACTGCTGTAGAATCTTTACTTGATAAGATTTTTATTGCCCAAGCAGGCTTAAAATCTCATAACAAACCAATTGGTAACTTCTTATTTGTAGGCCCAACAGGTTGTGGTAAAACTGAAACAGCCAAGGTTCTGTCTGAAAAGATGAATATCAAACTTGTACGTTTTGACATGAGCGAGTTCCAAGAGAAGCACAGTGTTGCCAAATTTATTGGCGCCCCTCCAGGATATGTGGGATTTGAAGACAACGCTGGGCAGTTAATTACTACTCTACAAGAAAATCCAAACTGTGTGTTGCTATTAGATGAGATTGAAAAAGCACACCCCGACGTATCCAACGTATTATTACAATTGATGGACAATGGATTCGTAACAGGATCTAATGGTAAAAAGGCTGATGCACGTAACGCTATCCTTATCATGACTAGTAATTTAGGTGCGGCAGACGGTGAGAAAAAGAATATCGGCTTTGGTGATCAAGAAAAATTGGGAACTACAGATGAAGCCGTGAATAAATTCTTTGCTCCAGAATTCCGCAATCGATTAGATGGAATTATTAAGTTTAAGAGACTTGAACACAGTGTAATGATCAAAGTTGTTGACAAGTTCATTAAAGAAATGAATTCATTAATTTCTGATAAAAATGTATTTGTACAACTAACCAACCCTGCAAAAGAATTCTTAATCGCAAAAGGGTTTGATTCTAAAATGGGTGCTAGACCAATGCAACGTGTAATTGATGATAAAATTAAACGACCATTAAGTAGAGAAATACTATTTGGACGCCTAACTAATGGCGGTATTGTTCAAATAGATTATGTTAACAATGATCTAGTATTTTCTTATATGGATCCATTGCCTATAGCACCAAGTTTACCAGTTCCAGACGAGGAAGTCGTTGAAGATTAAAGAATGCACAACCAAAAAGCTGTTTTATAAAAAATGGCTTTATAAAATTGTTCTCGAATGTGGAGGAATTAGTTCTCTCCACAGACGAGGTCTTGAGTATATTCAAACGGTAGAGCCAATTTACAATGGCTCTAGCCCTTGGATTAAAAGTTCAACTCAAGCCATAGTAGCCAATAGAAAAAATTTAATTGAAATATCTTCTAAATTAGAAGATATACTTGTCACTGCTCCCCATCAAATAAGGACTGAGGGCGGTAGTAGTGCTATATTCACTAACAGTGAAAAATTAATAAAAGAAATTTCTTCTCAATTAAAAAAGTATGTTGTAGAGATACATCGACCAGAAGGCGAGTCACAGGCAGATTTCTTATTATCTAACAAAAATAAGGTATTATGTAAACAATTGCCTTTAACTGGCTATAGATATAAGGTCTACTTTAAGAACGGAGAAATTAAAAAAGATTCCATGGATAATTTCTTAAAATGGGCCAGCAAATTTCAAGATGGTAGAATACATATTCCTAACAGCACCAAAAGAATACTTGAAGGACTGACCTATCCCATGATGTATGGTAATTATTTCTATGCCAAAGATCAAAAAATAACTACCATGGCTCTAATGGTTATGGGAGATTATTTGAGTAAGTCTGAAGAGTTTGTGCTAAAAAGCGAAGTGAACGCTTAAATATACTATTATGCCAGGAACCAGTAAAACATTATTGTTTAGCACAGGAATAGATTCACTAGGTAATGAAACATCTAGAGAAGTAGATTCCAACGGTAACAAAATTAAGGGATCTTCCATCACTTATCCGCCTCAGACTCAAGGTTCTGTCACGTACTATAGTGAGCCAATAGAGGCTAGTGGGTATTTTAACGGCAATGGACTACACACCGTAACTTACTCACCTTGGTGGCAAGAAGGTGTCAATAACATTATCGTTATAAACAACTTCAGGGGCAGTGTTATCATGCAAGCTACTTTGGCTTCTTCCCCTACTAACAGTGACTGGTTTGATGTAACTAGTACCTACAGTGTATTCAATGACAACACTTACGGCAACGTTCTACACAATTTTCGAGGAAATTATACTTGGATACGTGCAAAAGTGGTCATAAATGCTGGTGTTTTGCGCGAAATCGCAGTCAATCACTAATTTCAATCCCTTAGGTTTTAAAATAAATACATGATGCAACGCCGTCAAGTAGACTTGCGGCTATATGATCAGTAGAGAAAAATAATGAAATTACTTGAATTCTTCAGCAAACAAAACTCAGACGAAGATGATGCTAAAATCGAAGTAGATTTAGAAAAGGATCTTATGGGATTTATTCTAGATGACGATGATCTTTATAAAGAGCACATTCTTCCCTTAATATCTAAAATTAAAAAGGGTAAGAAAGTGGCGGCAGAAGACTTTATGAAAGCAGTTAATCAAGGATGTTTAAAGTTTTATAAAGAAAAAGACTTCAAAAAAGACCCCAACAAAATGTTTCCAATCAAAATGAGGAAGAAAATAGCAGGTAATTTGTTGACTATCAATACTAAAGGCTCAAAAAAAGATGAAGATTCAAGAACTATTGATTGAGAGTATAATAAAACCAGATCTGCTGAATATGTTTCTTAAACACTGTTCAGAAGAATTAGGGTTAGAATCTTTGCCTGAAATTAATTTAGTAGACGATAAACAGTACTCTATTGAACATAAGTCCTTTGGCGGTTATCAACCAGGTGAACAATCAATTATATTAGCCACTAAAAATAGGCATCCTGTAGATATCTTTAGAACATTAGCTCACGAATTGACACACTACAAACAAGATTTAGATGGTAAACTTGAGAATGATGATGTTGGTAAAACTGGTAGTCCAGAAGAAAATGAAGCTAATGCAATGGCAGGGATAATAATGCGTAATTTTGGTCAAAAATTTCCAGAAGTATTTGAATAAGGACCAAAAATGCGTATTAAAGAATTATTTGAAGGCGGCTGGGATACTACATTAACACAGAACACTGTGTTAAAGCCTGCCATCGTAAGTCACGCATTAAAAATTGTTGATCAATTTGTCATCGACTTTAATAACTATACCAAATCACAAGGAGTTCCTGCTATTAAACGTGGTACTCCAACAGGCAGTAGTGCGTATCATGAAGTTGATTCTAAAGAAAATCCTGATGTTGTTTATGGAGATATTGACTTACAAATGATTGCACCTATCCAGCAAGGCATGAGTACAGCTCAGTTTAATAGTTTTTGGAATAAGTTAGCAGATGACTTTGCTAAGAGCGGACAAGTAAATTATATTGACACAACAGAAAGTAAACCAGGTCATCCAATATTTGCTCTTGGCAATGATCAATATGTACAAGTAGATTTTATGTGGCATCCAGTTGAATTAGCTGACTGGGGTGCGGCACGTGTAACGCCAGAACGAGGTGTTAAAGGTTTACTAATGGGTAACATGTTTAGCGTATTAGGTGAGTTGCTGGACATGAGTATACAACACGCAGGCGTACAACTAAAAGTTGTTGACAATCAACACGTGCCATTTAGTAAACAAAAAGGCACACAAGTCGTTACAATTTCAATTAATCCAAAAACATTCGTTTATGATATTTTTGCATACGAAGCAAAACAAATGGGTATTAGAAATCCAAAAATAGATGCATTGTTAAAACAGTATCCAGGAACCAATACACAAGACGTCAAAATTGCAACATTGGTAAATGCTGTTAAAGGGTTTGCTAACAGTGTAGAAGTAAATGACATGTTTGGAAAAGGCGATTTTGCTAATTTTTCTAACGCACAAGATTTCTTAAATAAATTTGTAGCACGTTACGATGAGAAAGCACAAATTGATATTGCTGGTAAGAAACGTGATAAAGCACAAACACCAGATGCTATTGCACGTGCCAATGCTGATAGAGAAAAAATACAAAAAGGCCTAGATATGGTTAAAGGGTTATTCTAATGAGAGCAAAAGAATTTATAACTGAAGTATCAGAAAAGAAAATTACAAATAGACAAGGCCAATCGGCTGCTGGTATAAATTTGTACACTGATGCTGAAAGAAGGAATAGTGACTACGTGTCGTATCGTTTAGGTATGGCTGTTGCGTGTACTGACGGAACAAATGATCCTGATATGCCAGCAAAAAGTTGGTCTGATAAGAGCAAGTCCACACATCCATATACACCACAAGAACAAGAAATGCTCAAAAGAGCCTACAAAGCAGTAGGAGCCAACTGGAAAGATTTAACACACGGTGATATGAAGAGTCAAGAATTGAAAACTACTAATACTGTTAGTCCTGTGGCAAAAATTAAAAAGAACAAGTACGGTGTATAATGAAAATAATTGAACTATTAGAAAGCGGAAAAAGATTAGCCAAACAAGGCGTTGAGATTTCTCGAGTAGACAAAGATGCTTTCACAAAAGCCAAAGCAATTATCAAACCTATTCTTGATAAAGCTAAACTAATGTCTGGTTGGACTGCTGGTGGTGCTGGAAGTTTTGATCCAGAGCACCCTTATGGTGGAGGTGGCAGAGATGATAGTGGCGATATTGACATCATGATAGACCCACAGAACTTATTAAAAAGTTTTCCACCAGATGTTCAAGGATATAATACAGCAAGTCCTAAGCCATTAGGTCCAAAAGCAATGGCCAACGCTATGGCAGATCCTTCTAAAAAATCTAGAATAGAATTAAGTGCAAGTAAATGGGCACTAGCAAATTACATGACTAGTAACGGTTTACCTACTGATCCAGGAACATTAACTGTTGAATACACCGCGGATGGAAAAAGTTATTCAGTTGATTTAATTGTAAGACCTAAAGAATCTTGGGAACTACATTCACATGATTTCACAAGAGACCCTGGAATGAAAGGCGGGCAACTATTTACAGATGTCTATCCTACTTTAGTAAAATTAGCCAGTAAGTCTACGTTTGTAGATCCAAAGACAGGTGAAGAAAAAGGTAGTTTACAGTACAGCCCAGATAGAGGTTTGGTAGATAGAGAAACTAATCAAGTAGTTGCTATTAATAAAAATGACATTGCTAAAATATTATTAGGACCACAGGCAACAGCAAGAGACATGTCTAGTATTTCTGGAATTAAGGACGCACTTAAAAATGATCCTGCAAAACTGAGCCAAGTGTTCCCACAAAGTTAAAAAATAAATACATATTATGAACTTATTTGAGCTGTTTAAACCTACTAAAAATATCATTATGGAAGGCATTGACCATCCAGAAGATCTCATTATCTCTCAAGGTAGTGCAGGTGCTGACAGAGTTTTAGCAGATTTAGCCAGTTTGCAAAAAGATCCAAGTACAGTAAGTGTAAAATGGGATGGATTTCCTGCTGTCGTCTTTGGTAGAGACAAGACTGGCAAACTTGTATTCATGGACAAACACATGTATGACAAGGTTGTCAACGGAAAACTGGAGTTCATGTCCATTAAAGATTATGACATTTCTAGAGAAGCAAATCGTGCTAATCTATGGGAAACAGAAAGTGCTCTACGTCCAACTTTAGATAGGTTAATACCAAATGTAAAAGATCAATATTGGATGGGCGACTTAATGTGGACTGGCACACCTAAAACAAATGATGGCTATTTTGTTTTTAAACCTAACACTGTTGAGTACCGAGTTAAAATTGACGACACCCCAGGTAGGGGTAATACATTAAGTGACCAAATCGCCCGTAGTATTGGCGGCATTGCTGTACACACTTTTATTCCTGGTTTAGGTCAAACTGATCAACCGTTAATTGGTTTGAAAGGTTTGAAAGAAAATGAAGGCATAGTTTTCCTTGTAGGTGAAATGAAGGATAAACCAAAAGTTGGTATTAATCCTGAACTATTAAATCAAACCAAAAGTATTATTAACCAACACAGAGACGCTGTGGACAAATTTATCTCTGACTTAACTGCAATGAAAGGCAAGTCAGTTATCACAGCTATGGGACCGTTTATCACACGTATGCTTGAAGAAGATGATATATCAGGTAACATTGTTCCAAGATTTTTAGAATTTCTAAAAGAACGTTTAAATGATACAGCGCAAAACAAATTCTTAGGTACTAAAAAAGACGGATGGCTGTATCAAGAGCAAGGTGGTGGTCCTGGTCTATTAGGTATTTGGACCATGTGGGCCGCAATCACTGAATTAAAAAATCACATTAAACAACAGATTGATACACAACAACAGGGCAGTGAAATTATTGCTATCACTGATGGTGTCAATGCACACGAAGGATATGTGTTTGGGTCAGGCAAAGACAAATTAAAATTAATTGATCGTTTAGGATTTAGTCGTGCAAACTTTGCCAAACATCGTGTACCAGATGAAGAAGTAGAAGCAAAAAGTAAAATGCCTATGGCAGTTTTTTGCTTTGGTCGTATGAATCCGCCAACACTAGGACACGGTCTTGTTATACAAAAAACTTTAGATTTAGGCGGAGAGAACGCTTTTGTATTTTTAAGTAGCAGTCATGATTCTGCTGACAACCCAATTGATCCAAGAACTAAGGCGCAGTTCGTAGCACAAATATATCCTAATGCTGCCGATCGACTTGTGCAAGATTTCGTACAAACTCCAATATTTGCAGCCAATTGGCTATATGCTAAAGGCTTTAGAAACATGACGTTTGTTGCAGGTAGTGATAGATTAGGCAAAGAAAAAGGCAGTATTGAAAAACTTTTAAACAGTTGGAATAGTGGCCCAATACGCTCCACTGATCCTGCTGGAGCAAGAGAGCATGTTGTTATTAAATTTGAGAGTAGTGGTCAGCGTGATCCTGATGCCGAGGGGGTGACAGGCTACAGTGGCACTAAGGCTCGCCAAGCAGCGGCAGCTGGCAACGAGCAAAAGTTCCAAGAATATACAGGTGTTGGTCCTGAAGTCGTTGTAAACGGCAAAACATTATATCAAGCAACAAGAGAAGGTATGGGAATTAAAGATGAAAAACCAACTGCCCAACCAGCTCCTGTTAAACAACCTGCTCAACAACTTGCACAACCCAAGTTGCAAGTAACTAAGAAAGTTCCTGGTAAAGCCCCTGTTAGTAAGGAAGTAGATTCTATGAACGAATCAAAACTACGTGATAAAGATGATTTAAAAGCAAAACGTAAAGCATTACAAGATATTCAGATGGACAAACACACACATAAAGATCCAGAATTAAAAGCTGAGCTGGCAAGACGTAAAGCCGCATTAGAAAAAGAAGCTAAAAAAATGAACTTGTCTGAATCAATTGTACACGCATACGGCATTTACGAAGAACAACAATCATTATTAGATAAACTAAAATCTGCATTTCAAAGTCAAAGTCCAATAAGCGACAGAGTAAAATACGGCGATACTACATATCCTAAAACATCTTTGCAAAAAACAAGAGACGAATTTCAATCAGGAACATTAAAAAATGTTGATCCCAATAGTACCATTGGAAGATTAAATCAACGTAATGCAGATATCAAAGCCGCAGGTGACGAATTAAAAGAAGCTCCAATTGAAATGGATCCACAAAATCCAAATGACCCAATGGTCATGCCTCCTGGTCTTAATCCAGGTAAGCTAAGTTACAGAAAAGCAAGAGCAGCCGCACAACTAGCAGATTTAGCACGTATGGCGGCTCAAGCAAATGAAAAAAATAGTGCCGCAATGTGGGACAGCATTGTTAGACACTTTCCAGAATTAGAAACAAATATTCGTAGCATACAGCATGGACAAGAAGAATTAGAAAAAGTAAGACGTAAAGGCGGAGTACGTAGTAGAGGAATAAATCCATTATGAAAATTAGACAACTTTTAGAAGGCTCCAAGCCTCAAAAAATTCCTGCAAGTAAACCACGCAACTTTGTTGTTAAAAATCAACCAACAACGGGTGCTGGTGCGCATAGAGATAAAAAGAAAGAACAGAAACAAGGTTATGAAAAACATAAGAGTAAAGAATTTGCAGAAACCTTTACCGATGACGTTAAAGATACCGTTTCTAATGCGGCATCAAAAGTAGGCGATGCTGTAGCAAATGTTTTGCCTAAAGAAATGCGTCCTTTTGATAATCAAACAGCGGCAAATTTTTCAAACAATATTGCAAAACAACCAACTCCTACAACTGCAAAAACAAAATTAGCAGTAAAAGAAAGTTTATCTGAGCAATATGTTGGTATTAGTTCTCATAAAGATCAAGGGTTATCAAGAGATATGGCAACACAAAATGCACATATTGAATTAATGAAAAGGAAATATGGACCAGAATTTCAAAATAAACCTGGTGTGTTGATTCATTATAATCAGTCACATAAAATGGTTCCTGATGAAAAAAAGCCTGGAAATTTTCATACTACGACGACATTAACTCCAAAGGATTACACCTTGTCGCCAAACTTGACAGCGAGGCACAGTTTAGACCCTAATCAAGACTATGATTACTATTACAAAGGAGAAAAGATGGAAACTGATCATCCTCTCTATAATAAAGTCAAACAAACACATCTTGATAGTATGAAACCTGAACCAAGTAATTTAGATGAAAATAATAGAAATCCAGATCTAATGAGTGCTACAGATTACGACCGTTATCAACAAAGTCAAATGGATGCTGATAAACGAGCATTTAAACGTCAAGAATTAGAACACGAACTAAGTCATGAGGATACAGGATATTATCAAGTAATGATTGCTAGAAATGGTAAATGGGATTACGCTAAAGTTCAACCTCGTCGTGAAGGTATGAACGCTGCCATGGATATTATTAGAAATTTACACAACAAGTATCCAAGTATGCACTTAGGTATGTTATATCCTAATGGTAAAGTAGAGAATTTTGGAAAAGGTAGAAGATAATGGACAAGTATCATTTAGCACTTAAAACAGCATTTGCTAGTGAGTATGCTTTTTATTTGAAAGCACAGAATTTCCACTGGAATGTGGAAGGAATGTTCTTTGAACAATTTCATAGTTTGTTTGGAAAAATTTACGAAGAAGTTGGAGATGTCATTGACGACTTTGCAGAAAATCTACGCAAAGTAAATACCTACGCTCCTGGTAGTTTTAGAAGATTCAGTATGCTCAGCGAAATTGATGATGAAACACAGATTTTAGAAGCGACAAGTATGTGTGCATCATTATTGGCTGATAGTGAAAAAATGGAAGAAATTTTTAAAATAACCTATCAAATGGCAGAGGATAACAAAGATTTTGGATTAGCAAACTTTTTGGCAGAGCGTCAAGATGCACACGCTAAACACAGTTGGATGTTGAGAGCAACATTAAAATGAAACAATATAGGATCACTACAGAACATTTAAATCAAGACAGTTTAGACGACTGCTATCTTGATCCTAATGATCCTATACATGAATTAAAAATAGTTCAACATCTAGCAGGGTTAAATTCAATTAATCGATTACAAGAGTATAAGGGAATGCAAGGCAGTAATATTAGTGCTACAGGTTCTGAAAAAGGTAGAATACAAAGAGAACATAATATTAGACCTGGAACTCCTGAATGGTTTAAACTATGGTTTAGTTTACCTTATATGACTGGTGAAAGGCCTATAGAAAAATGAAAATACAAGACCTATTAGAATATAGTTTAGACATTGATAAAAATTCCCGTCTTGGCCAAATTATTGATAAAACTAGTGCGAAAGATGCTATTGAAAAAATTGGAAATTCTTTTTCAAATATTTTTAAATCAGATTCAGATACAGGGTCTGATGTAGAAGTGCAGTCACCTAAATCAGTATCTAAAGGTAGAAATAAAAAGACCGTTGACATGTCTGATATGGATGCAGAATTTGAAAGACAAGGAATTAAAGATCCATATGTTAAAAAAGCCTTAATGGGTAAGTTTCATCAAGAGGCAGGTGCCAAATTAGGTACCACTGAAATCCCATTTAGAAATACGCCTAACGATAGAATAAGAGATAAAATTCCACAATTAGCACACATGAGTGATGCAGAACTAAACGCATTAAAAGCTGATGATAGAGCATTTTTTAACAAAGCCTATGGCGGTGTTATAGGTAACAGAGATCCTGACGACGGTTGGAAATATAGAGGAAGAGGACTCACTGGATTAACTGGTAAACAAAATTATGCTGATGCAGACGCGGCATTAGGATTAAAGGGGGAACTTGTTAAGAATCCTGATTTATTACTGGATCCAGAAATAGATAAGAAGGCAGCAGTTTGGTATTATAAACGTGCAGGTGCAGACAAGTTATCATTCAATAATCAAGAAGAAGCTAATATGTGGGCCATACATAAAGCCGGTGGAAGAGCTTATGCTCCTGGTACTAGATTGGGCAAAGTTGCTCTAGCAGACCTTAATAAGAAAACTTCTAATATGCCTGGAAGTATTAGCGTTGATACCAATATTGCCAGAGGAAGCGATACCGGTAACGTATTAGGCGGAGGCAGTGATACTGGTAAAGTATTAGCTGGAGGAGCATTACTAGCAACAGCGAGCGAATTAATTAATAAGTACAAGACAGAACTTCCTCAATTTATGGCTTCATTAAAAGACGAACCTAGCGAAGAAGGAATCTCGTTAATAATTAATGGTAAGAAAAAGAAATTCAAAAATAAGAAAGAAGCAGAGATGGCATTTAAATTGGCTAGAGAGCAAGGACTAAAAGTAGATTATGCGTAAACCAGAAGTTTATTTGGATATGGACGGTGTTATAGCTGACTTTTTTACAGAGTATGCTAAACTTGCCGGTATTGAAAGTGGCAACTATAGGGACATTCCGCCAGCTAAAACAGATCCCACATTAAACAAAATGATAGGAACTGATTTTTTTGCACGATTACCAAAATGTCCAAATGCAGATGCTTTAGTGGATATGGTAGTAAAAACATTTGGTCGCTTTCATATTTGTTCTAGTCCTCTTAGAGGTGATTTTGAAAATAGCGAAAAACAAAAAAAGATCTGGCTTGCAAAAAATTTAAAACACCAACCAACAGATGTAATTATTACACCAAATAAAGCCAAATATGCTGTACAAGCAGACGGAACACCAAATATATTAATTGATGATAGAGGTAGTAATATTAGCTCATGGGAAGCAAAAGGTGGCATTGGAATCAAATATCAAGCAGACGAAGATAGTTTACAAGTTATAGTAGATGGTATTAAGAGAGCATTCAAAGTAATTAAAGGTGAACAAAAACACGAACCGCAAAAATTACAAAGTTTAGATAGAAGTAGTGGTAATTTGATTGCAAAAAGTGGTGACGATGAAGAACAAAGTTCTAATCCTAAAATACCTGGCAAGGAGCAGAGATGAAGATTTCTGAATTATTAACTGAAGCCGATATGCCAGAAGAATTAAATGATACTCCTGTGGTTGCTTTTGGAGATCATAAGTTAACTGCTGGCGATGTTGCAGGCGTATTACCAGGCGTTAGTGCTGAAGACGTTATTGAACAAGGAAAAAGTTTAAGAGATTTTCTTTCAACGAAAATCAAAGGCGATTATACAAGAGCGGATGCACTGATAGACATTGCAACTTTTTATCCTGCATTTAGAATCACTAAATGGGCATTGGCTGGGAGAGCGGGTGCAGGCGCTGTGGGTAAAGAAGTGACCAAAAGTGCTCTAAAAAAAGAAGTTGGAAAAGAAGTTGGTAAAAAAGTTGATATACTACCTACAATGAAAAATAATGAGAAATCATCTAGCGGTGGCGGATCTCCTTCAAATCCCACTAAAGTTGGATCACTATCTAAAAAAAGAAAATATCAAATAGGCGATCAAGTTCCAGTTGATATTAAGGGTAGAAAAGAAGTAGGTGTTGTAGCCAATATATTACCTTCAGGATATGAAGTTGATATCAGTCACGTTAAAGATGCTCCAACTAAATCTGTCAAAATTCCAGAACCTATGTTTGAAGAGGCCAGTGCAGGTGCCACATCTGCTGGTAATATTGCCAGCACAGGAAATAGTCCGCATATAGCCGCAGGCAGTCCTGCTGTTTTGAAACGATGGAGCGGAGAGCCTGGGAAGATGGGCAAAAGTATCAAACCTCCCAAGTCAGAACCACAAGACGCAGACGACAACCCTGTCACGAATCCCAAAGTTGGCAACAACCTAATTTCATAATAAATATAGTATTGGAGACATAACATTATGCCAGCAAAGAGTAAAGCACAACAGAAATTCATGGGCATGGTTCATGCCGCTAAAAAGGGCGAAAAACCTGCTAGTAAAGAGGTAGCAAAAGCTGCCAAAGGTATGACTAAAAAAGCCGCCAAGGATTTTGCCGGAACTAAACACAAAGGACTTCCTGAAAAAGTCAAAAAAGTTGATGAAGTAGCTGGTCCAGAAAAATGTTGGCCTGGTCATAGAAAAGTGGGCACTAAACCTGGTACAGGTAAGAACGCTGGCAAGCGTGTAAACGACTGTGAAAAAATTGACGAAGCGTTACTAAGAGAATTTGAAGAACACATTGCTGAAGTAAAAATTACTTCAGGCCCAAACAAAGGAAAGGATTGGAGTCCAAATACTCCTGGTCCAACAAACAAAAATTATAAAGAAATTGATGGTAATATTCCTAGTCCCCCAGATGGCGCGACTGCTCCTCCACCAGGATATAAACCACCTCAACCTAAAAAAGACAAACGTGCTTCTGTAGATGTAGACGACGCAGAAATGACTGCCGAAGCAAAACAAACATACGGTGGTAAAGGAAAACAAATGACCAAATCAGAACATGATGCTGACGTAAAGAAAAAGAAAGAAAAAGAAAAGATGAAGAAAATGGCCGAAGCATTTATGCAGATTGGTCGTTTAGAGCAAATGATTTTTGAAGCTAAAAAGTCTAAAAAGAAAGAAGATAAGGTTGAAGAAGATCCTAATGAAGGCAACGCATTTGGCAAGGCTGTACGTGATGCTAAAAAAGACGGAATCCAAAAAGGCGAAAAAGTCAAAGTAGGCGGTAAGGAATATCCTGTCAAAGAATCAAGTAAAGAAGAAAAATGTAATCATACACCAAAAGGTAAGAAGTGTCCAGTACACGGTCTAAAAGAATGTGGTATGTATGAAGGCAATGACGGTAACTTAGCCAACAATGCCAAACCATACGATAAAGTAACACGTGGTGATGTTATTGCAGGTCGTCTAGGCAAGGACGAAATGGGTGGTAAGAAAAAGAAAGATAAAAAGACCACTGAAACTTTTATGCCTAGCAAAGATACAGGCACAAAGTATCCAACAGTAGGCGGACCAGTTGGTAAGGGAATTCAAAAAGCAGGCGAGCTTGTTGGTAAAGGAATTGAAAAGGTAGTAGACAAGGTAAAAGGTGCGACTGGTGAAATAGGAACAAAGACAGACGAGTCCTATACTGTTAACGGAAAGAAAGTATCCAAGGCCGCTTATGAAAAAGAAATGGCTAAAGCTGGTAAAGGAAAGAAAAAAGTCAAAGAAGGATGGACACATGATACACTAGCCGCAGAGCTATTCGAAAGCGGCGACGAGTATATGGTCACATTACACAACAAATTGGCAAAACAAATAAAAGGTTAAACCAACATAACAGGGCACTAGTTGCCCTGTTCTTACGACTTGGGTGTTGACTTTATATAATTACTCTGCTACAATAAGCAAATATAACTATTAGGAGTAATTATGTCCCGAGTATTTGGAGCCCCTGAACAAGCCAAACTTAAACAACTGGTAAAAGATGGTTGGCAAGTGTTAGACGAAATCAAAAGTCTACAAGAAGGTCTCAACGAAACAATTAAAGCAGTAGCAGAAGAACTAGATGTAAAACCCAGTGTTATTAAAAAGGCGATACGTACTGCAATGAAGGATGACTGGGAACAAACTGCCAAAGACTTCAGTGATTTAGAAGATATTGTTCATACTACTGGTCATGCTGGTGCATGGAATCAACCTGCAACAAAACCAGTAGTAACAACACAAGGTTCAAATGATTCAGACGATTCAGCGCCATTTTAAAAATACCAAAGAATGGGTTGTTGCTGATTGGCAGTCTAATCCGTGGCGCTTATCTGCTGAAACATATAACGCATTTACAGCATTAGCTACCGCTGTTATATTTGCGCAGATGGCGCCAAATGTCCCTTACGGCATTACATATCCTCTTTGGCTTAGCGGAACATTTTTAATGATATTCTGCGGTATAAGTCGTGGTAGTTTTGGCATGGTAGTGATGAGCGTTGTTATGACGATCATAGACACTTATGGGTATATTAGATTTTTGTTAACTACATGATTACAAAAATAATAGCGGAAATATTACTGAACTGGGTAGCCATGGGAATTATTTTATCTTTGGTTATGGCGGTATTTCTTTATTTTGCTGTATTCTGTGAAAAAATAGTTGATAGTATTTTTAAAAGATAAGTACTTATGAGAAAGGTTGATCCAGCCATAATTGGATACGTAGGTTTGCAAGCCATAATTTGCAAGGAGAAAAAATGAGTTATATTGACGCGATGTGGGATCGCGACAAAGACGTTGTTCACGTTGTTGAACGTGACGAAAAAGGCGTTAGACGTTTTGTTGACTATCCCGTAAAATACACTTTCTATTACCCAGACAACAAGGGTAAATTTCATAGCATATTTGGAGAATCACTATCCAAAGTCACTGCTAGAAGTTTTAAAGAATTCACAAAAGAACAAAAAATACACAGCAATCATACATTGTATGAAAGCGACATCAATCCAGTGTTCCGTGTTTTAGAGGAACACTATCTAGGACAAGAACCTCCAAAACTACATGTTGCATTTTTTGACATTGAGGTAGATTTTGATCCTGAGAGAGGCTATGCTAGTCCTGACGATGCGTTCATGCCTATTACTTCTATCGCTGTTCATTTACAGTGGTTAGATACATTGGTCTGTCTTGCTGTTCCACCAAAAACATTAACCATGGAGCAGGCAAAGGAAGAGATAAAAGATTTTCCAAATACAATTTTATTTGAAACAGAAGCTGAATTGCTTGACACTTTTCTAACATTAATTGAAGATGCGGATGTACTAACAGGCTGGAACAGCGAAGGTTATGATATACCTTACACAGTTAATCGTGTTATAAAGGTATTGAGCAAAGAGGATACTAAACGTTTTTGCTTATTTGATCAATATCCGCGTAAAAGAGAATATGAAAAATTTGGTAGAACTGCTACTACATATGATTTAATTGGTAGAGTACATTTGGATAGTTTGGAAGTCTATCGAAAATACAAGTATGAAGAAATGCACAGCTATAGACTTGATGTCATTGGCGAACTTGAAGTTGGTGAAAAGAAAACTCAATATGAAGGAACATTAGACCAACTGTATAATAAAGACTTTAGAACCTTTATTGAATATAATAGGCAAGATACTGCACTATTAGATAAAATGGACAGGAAATTGAAATTCCTAGATCTTGCAAATGTGTTAGCACACGGCAACACAGTATTGTTACAGACAACAATGGGTGCTGTAGCTATGACAGAGCAGGCGATTATTAACGAAGCCCATCAACATGGTTTAATCGTTCCAAGTAGGACACGCAAATCTGAACAAGGCGATACTGCGGCAGCAGGTGCTTATGTTGCATTTCCCAAAAAAGGACTTCATGATTGGATTGGCGCAATTGACATTAACTCTCTGTATCCGTCAGCTATTCGTGCATTAAACATGGGACCAGAAACCATTGTTGGTCAGCTACGACAGACTAAAACACAAGAATTTATTGAATCACAAATGACTCTACACAAAAAGTCTTTTGCTGGTTCTTGGGAAGACAAATTTGGTACTGTAGAATACGAAGCGGTCATCAATCAAGACAAAGCAGAAGAAATTACTATTGATTGGGAAAACGGCGAAGTGTCTGTTCATAGTGGTGCTGAAATCTATGAAATGATTTTTAACAGTCATAAGCCCTGGATATTAAGTGCTAACGGTACAATCTTTACATACGAAAAAGAAGGTATCATTCCTGGACTACTTAAACGTTGGTACAGTGAACGTAAAGATATGCAGAAAAAATCCAAAGAGGCAGAAAAGGCCGGTAATACAGTTGAAGCTGAATACTGGGACAAGAGACAAATGGTGCGTAAAATTAATTTGAACTCATTGTATGGCGCTTTGCTAAATCCTGGATGCCGCTTCTTTGATAAGCGTATTGGGCAAAGTACTACCTTAGTTGGTCGTCAAGTTGCTAGACATATGGCTAGTAAAATAAATGAAATCATATGCGGCACATATGATTACAAGGGCAAAAGCATTATTTACGGTGACACTGACTCTTGTTATTTTAGTGCTTGGACTACCTTGAAATCAGAAGTAGAAAAGGGAAATTTAACCTGGGATAAGGACACTGTTGTTTCTTTATACGACCAAATTGCAGAAGAAGTTAATGAAAGTTTTCCACAATTTATGCTTGATTACTTTCATGTACCTAAGTCACGTGGGGAAGTTATTAAAGGTGGACGAGAACTAGTAGCTGTTAAAGGCTTATTCATTACTAAAAAGAGATATGCAGTTCTTATCTATGATAAAGAAGGTAAACGTATAGACGTAGATGGAAAGCCAGGTAAGATCAAAGCTATGGGATTAGATCTTAAACGTTCAGATACTCCTGACTATATGCAAAACTTTTTAGAAGAAATTCTTTTAGACGTACTACAAGGTAAGGAAGAACAATTTGTATTAGATAAAATTATTGAGTTTCGAAGAGAATGGAAAACCCGTGCAGGTTGGGAGAAAGGTAGTCCTCGTCGTGCTAATAATATTACAGAATACGCTGAACAAGAACGTAAACAAGGCAAAGCAAATATGCCAGGTCACGTTAGAGCTGCCATTAATTACAACAGGTTACGTGATCTAAACGGCGACAAGTATTCCATGCAAATTGTTGATGGAATGAAAGTATATGTTTGTAAACTGAAAAATAACGCACTAGGTTATACTAGCGTTGCTTATCCAGTAGACGAACTGAAAATTCCTAAATGGTTCCAAGAGCTTCCTTTTGATGATGTTGCTATGGAACAGACAATTATCGATAATAAGATTGATAACCTTATTGGAATACTTGAGTGGGATATTAGTAGTACTACAGACAGCGGAACTACTTTTAATAAATTGTTTGATTTTGAGTAATCTACAATTGACTTTGATCCTAAATAATACTAAACTTAACTACAGGAGATTATAATGAAAGACATTTTACAAGACATCGTGGGGCATACACACAATTTAGGCTTCCTAAACATTGTCAAAATTACAGGTGATGACGAAGCAACGAAAATTGACAGCATGGCAGATGACCGTACAGTTATTATGCTAGGCGAAACAAATGCGCCAGTTCCAGAAATGGCAGGAGTATTTGGTATGCCACAACTCAATAAACTAAAGTTTTTATTGGATGGTTCTGAATATAAAGAAAATGCTAAAATTGAACTGCAATACGCAGAAAGAAACGGAAATACTATTCCAGTAGGCATACACTTTGAAAATAAAGAAGGCGACTTTAAAAACGATTATCGTTTTATGAACACGGAAATCATTAACGAAAAACTAAAGTCAGTTAAATTCAAAGTTCCTAAATGGGACGTAGAGTTAGAACCTAGTGTGGCCGCAGTACAGCGTTTCAACTTCCAAGCAGGCGCAAATACTGAACATACTACATTCCTTGCTAAAACTGATGGGGACAAATTAAAATTTATTTTTGGTGACGCTAGTACACATGGCGGTGAATTTGTTTTTGCTACTGGAGTTAGTGGGAGCCTAAATAAAGGTTGGACATGGCCCGTAGGACCAATATTGTCAATTTTAAAAATTGCTGATGTAAACAATACTAAAATGAGCTTTAGCAATGAAGTTGGTGCTGTTATGATCACATTAGACAGTGGAATTGCAACATACAAATATATCGTTCCAGCACAGGCTTAATATGATTAAAGGATTAATGGGTGGAGCAAATATTGTCGTCAATGGCGGCAATACCAGTATGCCATATGTTAGCATGAGCAATGGTAATATGAGTAATCCTATGCAAGGTATGCTACGCATTAATGGCAGTGACATGCAAGTGTGGGACGGTAGTGGTTGGATAACAATTACTACAAGCTATGCTACTGTTGACCTCAGTCCTGATGCACAGTCGGTGTTGCAGTGGGCACGTGAACAACGTGACAAACAATTAGAATATGTACGTATGGCTAAAGATAATCCTGCTGTACAAAACGCCTTAAATGCTATTAAACATGCTGAAGAACAATTAGATTTAGTTTACAAACTATCTAAAGATTATGAAAATGAAGGAGTGGCGACTAGTCCATGAATAGAGTAGATTATACAAAAACACAAAGGGACTACGCTGTTTATTTGCCAGCTATTAGTAGTTTCTACAATAAAATTATCAGTAATCAAAGATATAATACAAAAAGTGCAGTAGACACAAAACGTTTTCCTAAAGGTTTTGAACACGGCACAGAAAGTATGAACTTTTTAGATGCTGAACGAGGTGCATTTACTTACAAATACGGATTGTACTCAGCAGGTCACGCACAGTTAGATTTGGATAAGACTCTTATTCAAGATGCAATGATCCAAGAACGTAATAGAGAAAACACAATTATTTTAGGTGACTCTGGTGGTTTCCAAATTGGTAAAGGTGTTTTAAAGTTTGATTGGAGTGACTTTAAAGGCAAAGGCGCAAATAAAACTCGTGATCAAATTTTAAATTGGTTAGAGCTTACTGCTGATTGGAGTATGGTACTTGACGTTCCTACTTGGGCCAGTAACGAATTACATCGTGAAAAAACAGGACTGAATAGTTTTCAAGATTGTTTGGACGCTACTATTTGGAATAACAATTATTTTGCACAAAATAGATTAGGAAATACTAAATTTTTAAATGTGCTACAAGGTAATAGTCCAGAAGAAGCAGACATTTGGTATGACGCTGTTAAGCACTTGCCTTTTGAAGGGTGGGCAATGGGTTCACAAAATATGTGTAATATGCCAATTATCCTAAATAGACTCATTACAATGCGTGATGAAGGTATGTTAAAAGATAAAAATTGGATGCACTTTTTGGGAACTGCCCCACTTGATTGGGCCTGTTATTTGACTAGTATTCAACGGCAGTTACGTAAACATTGTAATCCAGACATTACAATTAGTTTTGATTGTGCAAGTCCATATATTGCAGTGGCGTATGGTCTTTCATATACTGATCCAAGTTTCCGTAGAGATAAGTGGTCTATATTAATGGAGAAAGCCCCAGATAACAAAGTGTGGGCTGGTAGCGACATTCCGTTCCCATGGCGCAGTAGCATTGGTGATCGTTTAACAATGGGAGATGTTTGCTATTACAAACCTGGCGACTTAAACAAGATTGGCAAGGAAGGCAAAACTAGTTGGGATAGTTTCAGTTATGGCCTTTATATGGCGCATAACACAGAAATACATATTCAAGCAGTTCAACGTGCTAATCAATTAATGGATATGGAACGTGCTCGCTATAAGCCAGATTGGAGGCACTGGAGAAAACTAAACGAAAAAGAAGAAAAAAGTGACAGCCCAAGTGAATGGGTGCCGCGTAATATTCTTTACTTTGATCGTTTTGTTGAAGAACTTTTTGAAAGCGACGATCCACAAAGTATGCTCAAACACGCACACAAATTCTTAACCGAATTGCAAGGCGGCAGACAACGTGGCAAAGTTCAAAGTGACACCTTCAATAATTTATTTGAAATGGAAGATCCAATGCCTAGCGACAGTGATTTATCAGATATGAATAATGAAAAAATTGTTGCTCTTGAACACTCTTTGGATGACTGATTTTGCCAAAGAGTATTGACTTAATCCTTTAAAAATAGTATCATATTGATATGCTAAACACTGAAGAAAGACAAAACGTAGTTTATTTTACTGGCTACGAAGTAGAACATACCGTAGCACACGGTATGTATACTTTGTTTGTGGTTGGTACTCCTCCCTTGGATGATATCTTATCTTGGGCTGATCAATCGCAAGTAAAACAAATTTATTTTGGCACTAGTCAAAGTTTTAATCCTCAAACATATGAAGACTGGAAAATTTGGGACAATCGTATCATGGGGTGTCTTAGAGCTGGTTACTGGGTATGTTTAGACTTTGATGTCAAATATGCAGAAGAATTTCACGAAGATGGTTGGACTGAGCATGATAAGTTTATTCCAATGATCAGTGTCAAACTTCCTTATATCAAACTTTTCAATTATAACGCAACACTCAAAATTGATGATAAGACATGGGGTGCTACTAACCCTGGTGTGTGGACTCATCATCTCCCCAGCCTAATGAGTAAAGACAAATTTACCTATTGGGATCAATATACACATGATTCAGAAATCACTACAAAATGATTATCAAACAAGACGTAAGACCAAACAAAATGATTTGGGTTACCTTCCGTAAAGAAGGTATTCACAAATATCCAGCAGCCGCAACTGATCCTAATCTAGCAACAGGAGATGAATATGATGTATCGTTTTTGGCTAATCCCCATCGCCATATTTTTCATTTTAGGGTATGGCTTAGTGTCACCCACAATGACAGAGATGTGGAATTTATACAATTCAAACGATGGTTGGAAAAATTGTATTCTAGCAACGAAGGTGTATTGTCGCTAGATTATAAGAGTTGTGAGATGATGAGTGACGATTTGTATGCTCAGATTCAAGCAAAGTACCCAGACCGTGAGGTTTGGATTGAGGTCTCCGAAGACGGAGAAAATGGTTCATTTATCAAATATTAACAAGAGGCTATAATGGCTAAGAACTACAAGGACTATTCCTATTTTGAAAACCGCCCGGACGTTGTAAAAGTTTGGGACGATCTTGAAGCGTGGCACGACTACTGTCGTTTTAATTTGTTGGATTTTAATCCAGCACACTTGTACAAATCCCCAGAGTACAAGGAGTATGCACGTAAAAAGAATGGAAACTATCGTTTCCAAGGCAAAAACGGTAACACTAAGTTTAACAACGGTGAGAGGAAGCCTTATCAAGGCAATAAGCCACGTTACGAGAACAGAAACAATGGCGAACGTTTTTCTCGTTGATCTCGAGGCTGTAGAAACAAGGTACACGGGACAGTGGAAGTCCCATGTTCCTTTTTTACTTCGAAAGGCAGGACACAATGTTCAAATTATTGACGGCCCTGAAGATATCCCTAGGGCTACCACTCCTGGCGCTTTTCTTAACTTTGGTGGCACTAATATCTATAAGTCTGCACAAGTTGAAAAGATTGGTAGATTATTTTGCGATGGACGCATTCATGCTGGCGACCATTTTATTTTTACTGATGCTTGGCATCCGGGCATTATAAATTTAAAATACATGAGTGAATTGCTACAAATTCCTGTAAAAATTCACGCATTATGGCATGCCGGTAGTTATGATCCACAAGACTTTTTAGGACGTCTTATTGGCAACGCTAAGTGGGTTAGACATGCTGAAAAAAGTTTTTTCCATGCCATAGATCACAACTACTTTGCTACAACTTTTCATATTGAAATGTTTGGATTAAACTTAATTGGATTCGATTTAGAAACAATCAAATTTACACATCTTCCAAATAAAAAGATAGTGAGATGCGGGTGGCCTATGGAATATATGGATGTAACGTTAGATCCATATAAGAATATGAAGAAGCGTGATTTAATTTTGTTTCCTCATCGCATCGCTCCAGAAAAACAAGTTGAAATTTTCCGCGATCTCAAAGAACAATTACCGCAGTATGAATTCATTGTTTGTCAGGACCAACAACTGACCAAAAACGAATATCATAATTTGTTAGGTGAGGCTAAGATAGTTTTTAGTGCCAACTTACAAGAAACACTGGGTATTAGTTGTTATGAAGGTGCCATTGTTGATGCCATTCCCATGGTACCAGATAGACTTAGTTATAAAGAAATGTATTATGACATTTTCAAGTATCCAAGTAAATGGACTGAAAGTTTTGATGCATACAACATCTATAAAAAAGATCTATGTATGGCAATTATACAACACATGGATAATTATGAGACAAGATTGTCAAAATTAAAAAATCAGACTCAAGATTTGAAAAAGAACTTTTTTAGTGCAGAGCTGTTATTGGAGAATATCAAATGAAATGGTTTGACAAATGGATAATCAGTCGAGCTGAACAAATTGTATCGAAACAAAGAGAGGAAAAAGAAATGAGCTATGTTGGGCAAACAGCAATTAAACCGGCAAGATTGAGTGCAGATCACGGCGGGCTGGATAGTCCCGCAATACGTTTTAAAATGTATAAGGCGAGCGGTGGTACCATTATTGAAACTCAAACATACGATGAAAGAAAAGATAGGCATATAAACGGTCTCTATGTCATAACTAATGATAAAAATATTGGTGAAGAAATCAATAAGATCTTAACTATGGAATCTTTAAAAGTTTGACGCATGATCCTAAATAATGTTATAATAACTTTAATTTGGAGAATATAAATTGGTTTATAATAGAATGTATATTAGTCACGACGAAGAAACAGCGTTAGATGCAATGGCAGGAAATGGCGGATATCAAGAGGAAAAATATCTAGGTAACTATCTTCGAGCAAAAATGAAACGTGAGGGTAAACGTTTTTGGGCAGGGGATAACATCAGCGAGTATATTGACAATGATCATGTTAGAGAACAATTGATTGACGAAGCTACAGAAGCTTTTGAAATAGTTCTAGATCGTTTGCTGATTGATCGTGAAAACGATCCTAATAGTAAAGGCACAGCAAGACGCCTTGCTAAAATGTACTTTAACGAAATAATGGCAGGAAGATATGACCCGGCACCAGACGCAACAGCATTTCCAAATGATTCGGAGGAAAGATATGAAGGCATGTTGGTGGTTCGTAGTGAGTTGCGTAGTATGTGTAGCCATCATCATCAACCCGTGGTTGGCGTTGCTTATATTGGCATTATTGCCGCTAGTAAACTTATCGGCTTATCTAAATACACACGAATCGCACAGTGGTGTGCAAGACGTGGTACTCTCCAGGAGGAGCTTTGTAATGATATTGCTAGGGAGATCCAAAAAGCCACAGGCGCCAAAGATCTAGGAGTATATATTCAAGCCACACATGGTTGCTGTGAAAACCGTGGTATTATGGCACACTCTAGCCTTACACAGACAACAGTACTACATGGTTCATTTAAAACTGATCCAGGTGCGAAAAAGGAATTTTTTGACAACATCAAATTGCAACAAGAGTTTGCTCCACGATGATCAAAAAACATACAAAGAAAATAGGAACATCAATTCCAAATTTAGATCAACTAAGTATTGATCAGCAATATAATTGGATGAATGAATACAAAATTGATACCTTAGAATTAGGTATGTTATGCACAGAATTTCCGGCGCTGAAAAATAGTTGGAATCAATTTAAAACTGTTTATAAAATGTGTAAGGTAGAACATGAAGCTAACGAAATTGTTCCTGAATTGGCTAGATAAATTAGGTAGAAAACGTATAGTAATGGATCGTCAATGTGACGAACCATATCTAGAACGTTACTATCTTTTTTTAAAAGATAGAAAAACATTTCCATTTAATGTATTCTTACATAAATTCCTAAAGGGAGACCCTGATGATATCCATGATCACCCGTGGCCTTACGCTACTATCATCCTTAAAGGAGGATATTATGAATGGGTGGGCGAATTTAACGCCCAAGGAAAAAAGATCGGTGAAATTAGAAAGTGGCGTGGTCCTGGTCATTTTCGCATTTGTAGTGCTACTTCATTTCATCGTATTGAATTAAAAGAAGGTGTGGAATGTTGGACACTATTCATGCCTGGTCCTCATAAACGAGACTGGGGATTTTTAGTTAATAATAATTGGGTGCAACACGAACAATATCTCAAGGAAAGATATGAACAAGCTCATAATCGACCAGTCTAAATTTAATGGATTGGTTCTTAATATTTGTAGAAGTATTTCCATTGAAGGATGGAAGCCAGATTATATTGTAGGCATTAAAAGAGGCGGCTTACTACCAGCAGTTATGATGAGCCATTTTTTTCAAGTGCCCATGCACACTCTAGACATTAGTCTTCGTGATAACGACACTGGGCCCGAAAGCAATCTTTGGATGGCTGAAGATGCTTTTGGTTATATTCCTAGAGAAATGCAAGAAGGTATAGATAAACGTAGCGATGCCACATATAAGAAAAATATTCTTATTGTAGACGACATTAACGATAGTGGGGCAACGATTAACTGGTTACTAAATGATTGGCCTAGCGGGTGTTTACCAAATGACGATGCTTGGCAGTATGTTTGGAATAACAATGTGAGATTTGCTGTTATTATTGACAACCTTTCCAGCAAGTGCAATATAAAAATGGACTATTACGGTATGGAAATCAATAAAGCAGAAAACGATGTATGGATTGAGTTCCCTTACGAAGAATGGTGGAGTAAAAATGCGTGAAATTGTAATGTCTAACCAACCTCCTTTTATAGAGGATAGCGAAGCACCTTGGGATAATCTACTGGAAGAGGATTTTCACGTTAAGGTTTTTTACGATAAATACCCTGTTACTGAGGGTCATTTGCTCTTTGTGCCTAAATACAATACAGTGGCAGTCCTAATGGATGCCTTTGAAGACGCTATACGTGATGGTATGCGTATGGTAGAAGACGGCGAATGCGATGGTTTTAATGTTGGGTTCAACTACGGTAAGGCAGCTGGTCAAACTGTAGGTTGGCCACATGTTCATCTTATACCTAGGAGAACTGGGGATATGAAAGATCCAACAGGTGGTGTTCGTCATGTAATTCCAGAGAAAGGAAACTACAAAAATGATAAACCCAAAAAAGATTAGTCATCACATCGATCATCTAGAAATCAAACACCAAAAATTAGATAAAGAAATAAAAATATTAGAAGAACATCGAAGTAACCATGAAAAGATTGTTAATCTAAAAAAAGAAAAATTACGTTTAAAAGACGAAATTTTAAAATTTAAAAAATCTATTTAATGCGTACCTTATTACTAGCAGTAGTTCTATCGTTGTCATTTTCTCCAGTCTTTGCTAAGAAGACAAAAGACTATTCTATACTTTTATATAATGAAACTACTGCACATCAAGTAGTAACTAAAAATCATGATCAAAGACCAATTGCCAGTTTAACTAAATTAATGACTGCTATGGTTGCGTTAGATCATAAAACCTATCTTGATTCAACGTATTTTTTATCTGATAAAGCAGGCAGTAAACTTCCTAAAAAACTCTATACTAAAAGAGAACTACTGACTGCAATGTTAGTTAGAAGCGACAACGCAGCCGCAGAAACAATGGCAGAAAGTTATCCTGGTGGAAGAAAAATGTTCATTAAAGCAATGAACAATAAGGCAAAAAATTTAGGAATGAACAACACCGTATTTGTTGATCCAACAGGATTGAACAAAGGAAATATTTCAACTGTTGAAGATGTTGGTATTATGATGTTAAACGCTTCTAAATACAGTTTCATAACTAATAACAGTATTAAAAAAGAAGCATCATTTGAAATTCCAAAAAGCAATAGAATAAAAATTGTTACATTAGAAAATACCAATAAAAAGATACTAAACGACTTTGATATTATTACTGCCAGCAAGACAGGTTTCACTTACGCCGCAGGTTTTTGTCTAGCACTAGCAGTTCAAAAAAATGATCAAAAATATATTGTTGTAGTGTTGGGTGCAAAAAACCCCAATCATAGAGCAGAAATCACAAAAGATATTTTACAAAAAATATGAAAGACGAGTTTAAATTTCCAGTCACAGTTAAGTGGCATCTTGGTCAAGATAATATTTGGTGGAACGAAACATGCGCCATGGTCTTAGAAGTATTTGGTTTACCTGGACAAAGATTCTATTATACACCAAGCCAAAATGATATGATGTTTTCTTTTAAAAACGAAAAAGACCAACGCTTGTGTCAAATACTATTGTCAGATAGAATTTGACTTCCTTAAATTTTTATAGTATAATAATATTATGAGTAAAATTAAAATTGCAGAGCTGTTTTACAGCATTCAAGGTGAAGGACGCTATATGGGTGTTCCTTCTGTTTTCTTACGTACATTTGGTTGTAACTTTAAGTGTGCTGGTTTTGGTATGCCCAAAGGCGAACTAAGCACAGAAGTAGAAGCCATTGCTGAAAAAGTATTGGAATTTACAAAATACGAAGAACTACCACTTGTCAGCACTGGATGTGATAGCTATGCATCTTGGGATCCAAGGTTTAAAGACCTTAGTCCAATGCTAACTACGGATGCTATTGTAGAAAGAATTATGGAAATTCTTCCTTATAATAGTTGGGCAGAAGAACACTTAGTTATCACAGGTGGTGAACCTTTACTAGGATGGCAACGTGCCTATGAAGATTTGTTGATACATCCTAAGATGTCTAGTTTGAAAGAAATAACATTTGAAACTAATGGTACTCAACGTCTAACAGGCGACTTACATAATTTTTTACAACATTGGATCAATCAGGATCCTGAAAGAGAAGTAACATTTTCTGTTAGTGCTAAGTTGAGCTGTAGTGGTGAGGCTAGGCATGAAGCTATTATTCCGCATGTAGTGTGCGAATATGAAACTATTGGTTACACGTATTTAAAATTTGTTGTGGCAACAGAAGAAGATGCGGAGGAAGCATTAGAAACTGTTGACATTTATAGAGAAAATGGATTCCGCGGACCTGTTTATCTTATGCCTGTAGGCGGGGTTGAAAGTGTTTATACTCTAAACAATCGTCGTGTTGCTGAACTAGCAATGAAACACGGATTTAGATACAGTGATAGACTACAAGTTCCACTTTTTAAAAATGAATGGGGTACGTAAATGGTAGCAAAAAAGACTACAACAGTGAAAACTCCTGCTAAAAAAGCAGTAAAGGAGACGGTAACTGCACCAAAGACAAGAACTAAAAAGAAATTTGACAGCCCGAAAGAAGAAGCAACGCATAACAAGCAACCTTGGGTTGGTGTTTTGGAGACACATGTCAATCCAGATAATCCCTCAAATGGCTTTTTCGAACTTGACTGGAATGAGTATTTTATTGTACAATTAAAGAGTCATGGTTACGACGGCCCTAACGAAGAAAGTATTGTAGATGCTTGGTTTCAAAATTTGTGCAGAAATATTGGAAACGAGTCCGGTCTAGATATGGAACGTAGGGGCAGTGGTTACATTAATATTAACAATCTTGGTAACGGAAAATCGGAAGTAAGCTAAATGTCATTTATACTTGTAGATACTGCTAATACATTTTTTCGTGCTAGACACGCAATTAAAGGTGATTTAGAGACTAAGATTGGTATGAGTCTCCATGTTACATTTAATAGTGTTAAAAAAGCATGGAAAGACTTCAATGGCACCCATGTTATTTTCTGTCTTGAAGGCCGTAGCTGGCGTAAAGATTACTACCAACCTTATAAACGTAATCGCAGTGATGCAAGAGCCGCACATAACGAAAAAGAAGCAGAAGAAGAACGTGTATTCTGGGAAACATTTGACGAGTTTAAAACTTTTGTAAACGAAAAAACAAATTGTAGTGTTCTTCATCATCCTCAATTAGAAGCTGATGATTTGATTGCAGGGTTTATTCAAGCACATCCAAACGACAATCACGTTATCATTTCAACTGACGGCGACTTCGCGCAACTGATTGCACCCAATGTGAAACAATATAATGGCGTCAGCGAAATCACTACTACACATGAAGGCTATTTTGATGCTAAAGGTAAACCAGTAAAAGATAAAAAGACAGGAGAAGTAAAACCTGCACCTAATCCAGAATGGTTACTTTTTGAAAAATGTATGCGTGGTGACACAAGTGATAATATCTTTTCTGCATATCCAGGTGTTAGAACTAAAGGTACTAAAAATAAAGTAGGACTTACTGAAGCATTTGATGACAGAGATACTAAAGGGTATTCTTGGAATAATCTAATGTTGCAGAAGTGGGTGGATCACGAAGGAATAGAGCATCGAGTTCTAGATGATTATAATCGAAATAAATTACTTTGTGATTTGACTGCACAACCAGATGATATTCGTAAAATTATAAACGAAACAATTCGATTGGAAACAGTTAAAGCTAAGGACATTTCTCAAGTAGGTGTGAGAATGTTAAAGTTTTGTGCAGGCTACGAGCTAAACAAGATTAGCGAAAACATTCAACAATATGTTGATCCGTTTAATGCTAGATATCCAATACAAGAAAAAGTAGAAGCATAAGGAACCTATATGTCAGGAACAGCTAAGCCATTAATTCCCAATAAAGAATGGATCGTTGAGGATAACGGACGTAAGTTGGGAACATTGAGCAAAGAAAAATCTGGCTATGTATTCTTTGGAAAGGGAACTAAGATATCATTCCATGATCTTAAAGAAGTACAGCAAACAATGGAAATTTATGTTGAACCCCCTTCTAGTCTTAAAATAGCAAAGACTAAAGAAGTTTACGGTTATGAAACTAAAACAATACCACATAATCCATTGTATGATGTAAAACGCAAACTGCCAATTTATACAAAAAGTGCAAAAAGTACTAGTAAGCATTGCGCAGGACATTATATTATTAAATTTCCCAAAGGCTGGGTCAAAAGTCACTGCCCTAAATTGATTACGTTAGAACGTTATCCATATAAAGGCCCGTTTCATACAGATACAGAAGTAAGAATTGAACTAGCAAAGGCACATCGTGAAAGAACTTAATAGTTACCTAATAGAAGATTTCGCAAATAAAGTGTTTGCGGCACGTAAAACCAATCAAAAATCGGTCACTTTAGACATAAAAGAAGCTCAATTATTGGTAGAAACACTTACTATTGTACTTTCTAGAGCTGTAGGCAATCTAGAACGTGCTAATACTGCTGAAACAAAAGACGAAGCAATTTCAGTACAAATGGATGGCGGCACATTTTAATAAATAAACTACGTATATTTCAAGGTACGTAGAAAATGAGCAGACCAAAACCAAAGGTATTATTAGAAATCGCTAACAAGAAAACATTCAAAGTCGAACAAGTTTTAGACAGCGAGGCCATTTGGGCTGTTTTCTATCAGGGTAAACCAGTTAATCTAAAAACTAGTAGTCTTGTTGCTAGTTACCCAGGCCCTAAATACAAAAAAGTAAGTTTTAGCAATCCTGGTCATGCTCATAATTTAGCTAAGAAACTTAACAAGATTTTCAATACTAGTGAATTTCAAGTTTATAAACTTACTACCGGAGAGGTAGTTGATGAACAAACTAGAGATAACTAAAAAACTAGCCCAAAAAGACGAACACTATAATAGTGATCCAAAATATGTAAACATGCTGTATAAGGCATGGTGGGTTAACTGGCGTAACACAGAAGATCGAAGATTTCGTTTAACAGATCAAGGTTACGATTATTTCAAAAATACCGCTGACGTTAAATTCTATGAAATAGTATTCCCATTAGGGTTAGTGATCACTAACAAAATGGTAATAGATTTAGATAGATACATCGATTGTCCTTATTATCTAACTAACAAAAGTATTATGTTAACCGGGGAAAAATCTGCCCTACAACTAATACTTTTTGATGGCGATTTAACCAAATTTGGTAAAGCCAAGGACAGAACTAAACAGAAAAAACAAAAAAGCTCTTGACTTTCAACTTTAATAGCCGTATAATAGTGGAACAGTAAACAAATTTCTACCACTAACTTTGAAAGGTATAAAATGGCAGAGAAAATGAGCGCAAATCGCACCGTTACTCCCAACGATGCAAAAAATTCTATCCGTCATGCGATCAGTAAAAAGCGTCCTATTTTTATGTGGGGTGCTCCTGGTATTGGTAAATCAGACATTGTAAAACAAATTGCCGAAGAACAAGGACGCGAAGTTATTGATGTTCGACTTCCTCTTTGGGAGCCCACTGATATCAAAGGCATTCCTTACTACAATGCTACAGAAAATACTATGAGCTGGGCTCCTCCAGCAGAACTTCCGCATGACAAAGACAGCAATGCCATCCTTTTCTTAGATGAGCTTAATGCGGCTCCCCCTAGTGTGCAGGCGGCGGCATATCAGCTGATTCTTAATCGTCGTGTTGGCACTTATCGACTACCAGAAGGTGTCAGCATTGTTGCCGCAGGTAACCGTGAAACTGACAAGGGTGTTACCTATCGTATGCCCGCTCCGTTGGCTAACCGTTTTGTTCACTTGGAACTACGTGTAGATTTTGATGACTGGAATACTTGGGCTACTGGCAACAAGATCCATAAGGACGTTGTTGGTTATTTGAACTTTGCCAAGAACGATTTGTATGATTTTGATCCTAAGAGCTCAAGTCGTGCATTTGCTACGCCACGTTCTTGGTCATTTGTCAGTGAACTGCTAGATGATAACTTGAGCGACACTGTACTAACTGATCTGGTTGCTGGTGCAATTGGCGAAGGTCTTGCTGTTAAGTTTATGGCACATCGTAAAATTGCTGGTCAAATGCCTAATCCTTCAGAAATTTTGGATGGTAAGGTTAAAGAACTCAAAATCAAAGAAGTATCTGCCATGTATTCTTTGACTATCTCTATGTGTTACGAGCTACAACTTGGTAACGAAAAGAAGGTTAAGAATTGGGATGAACAGTCGGATAACTTCTTCCGTTTTATGATGGATAATTTCCCAACTGAAATTGTTGTTATGGGTGCTAAGACTGCATTGACCAATTTTCAACTTCCTTTCGATCCTGCTGAAATGCAAAACTTTGATGAGTTCCATGATCGTTTTGGTAAGTATGTTATTACTGCTTTGGAAAAGTAAGTAAATAACAACAACAAAGAAAGGGCAGAAATGCCCTTTCTTTTATTGACTTTTACCAGTTTTGAGCATATAATAATGTTATACACTAAAGAAAGGTATTCAATGTCTTCTAAGTCAATTATGAAGGATGAGCAAAATAAAAAGCTCATGAAACAAGAATATACTGCAAAAGAAAAAAATGATGCAGTAGAAAAACTAATCACTGCTCGTGTTGGTCTTCTACTCCGCCAACCATTTTTTGGAAATTTAGCTACTCGACTAGAATTAGTTGATGCTAGTCAATGGTTGCCCACACTAGCAACTGATGGGCGGAAATTTTATTACAATGTTGGCTTTGTCAAAAGTCTAAGTGCCAAGCAAATGGAATTTGGTTTTGGTCATGAAGTTCTACACAATGTATTTGATCACTTGACTCGTAGAGAAGATCGCGATGCGAGAATTTTTAATTACGCCTGTGACTTTGCAGTCAATCAAATTTTGATAGACGAGCGTATTGGTGAACGTATTGATCAAGTTCAGATTTGCTATGATAGAAAGTACATGGGTAAATCATCTGAAGAAATCTATGACGAGCTGATGAAAAATGTCAAGCAAATGTCTATGGAAGAATTTCTTGAAAGTCTTGGAGACTTGCTTGACGAACATTTAGATTGGGAAGAAGGCGGAGACGATAGCGACAAGGACGGCAACGGTGATAAGGAAGGCAAGGGTCGTCCTAAATACAGCAAAGAAGAATTGAAAAAGATTCGAGATGAGATTAAAGAAGCGATGGTTGCGGCAGCTCAGGCTGCTGGTGCAGGTCGTGTTCCTGCAGGTATTGCTCGTTTTCTAAAAGATCTTACTGAGCCAAAAATGGATTGGCGTCAAATGCTACGTATGAATATTCAAAGTATTATTCGTAGTAACTATAGTTTCATGCGTCCTAGTCGTAAAGGCTGGCATACTGGTGCTGTACTTCCAGGAATGATGAATGACGAAACCATCGATGTCTGCATTGCATTGGACATGTCAGGTTCTATTGGTGATGAGCAGGCTAAAGATTTCATTACCGAAGTCAAAGGTATTATGGACGAATACGTAGACTATAATATCAAACTTTGGTGTTTTGATACACAAGTTTATAATCTTGCTAACTATACTGCTGATAACGGTGAAGACCTGCTAGACTATAAGATTGAGGGCGGCGGAGGTACTGATTTTGACTGTAATTATAACTTCATGAAAGAGCAAGGTATTGAGCCTAAGAAGTTTATCATGTTTACAGACGGATATCCCTGCGGAAGCTGGGGAGACGAAAACTACTGCGATACATTGTTCATTATCCATGGTCCAGAAGAAATAAAATCTCCATTCGGCCAATACGCCCATTATAAATAAACTGCGCAGATTATAATGGCATTAAAAAATGGCAAATTAAACCCGCTAAATGTTTTGGGATTTAGGGTAGTAAAAAAGATTCCAAAACATTTTACCACAATTAATGTGGAAGTGAATTGTGATACTCCAACATTGACACGTTGGATATTCAATAATTTACACAGCAGGTTTGGTGTGACCACTGGGCTGATTGTATCAGATCAAAATCATATGTCTGAAACAACAAGGATTGGTTTTGAAGACCCAAGGGAAACATCTATGTTCATGCTTACATGCCCATATTTAGATAACAACAGGAGAATTAAATGACTGAGCAAGTACAAAATCAAGAAGTAGCACCGACCGAAGGCGAAACACAGGCAGCGGCTGCTCCAGATTTGACTGTAAATGATCTACAAGCACTAAAAGCTATCATTGACGTTTGCACACAACGTGGTGCATTTAGAGCAAATGAACTAGCAAGTGTTGGAACGGTTTTTAATAGACTAAATGCCTTTCTAGATCATATCGCACCACAACAAAAAGAAGGTGCTCCAGCTGAAGCACCAAAACAATAAGGATAAGATATGAAACACGTCGGAAAAATGAAAAATAATAATGCCCCAGTTGCTATTGTTTTTCGAACACTTCCGGGTGACCCTCACAGTTGTCTAGTAGTGGGTA